CTGTTCAACGTCGGCTATGACGCCAGCGTGAACCACCTTCAGGGCCGCCTGCGCAATGAACAACCGGGCCCCGGTTATTTGCATTTCGGCATGGCCAGCACCGATCAATTCCTGGCCGAGCTGTTCCCCTGGAAGCGAATGCCGAGACGCGACAAGGGCCAGACCACCTACAGCTGGGTGCTGCCTGCGGGCTCCCGCGACGAAGCCGGCGACTGCACCCGGATGGCCTACGCCGCCCTGCAGCTGGTGGCCCGTCGCTACAACCGGGCCACGATGTGGGATCAGCTGGAGGCGCAGCTGGGCCGATCTGCTCCGCCGCCTCAGGCTCAGCCTGTCCAGCCTGATGAGCAGCGCCGCAGCGGCTGGCTGAACAGCGGCGAAGCCACCAGCAAGCCCAGCCGCCGTGGCTGGCTGGCTCGGTAGCCTGAGCCTATGGCCTACACCTCCACCCAGCTGGCGGATCTGCGCGCTGCAATCGCCGAGGGCGTGTTGCAGGTGCGGTTCAGTGACGGCCGGCAGCTGACCTATCGCAGCCTTGATGAGATGCGCCGGATTGAGCAGGGCATGGCTGCCGAACTGGAGCCCACCACGACCGTGCGTCTCCGCCGGACGTACTACGGGATGACGAGGCCCACCTGATGGGAAAGCGCAGGAAGGCCCGGGATATTGAAAGCGCCCGGCGCGTGCTGGGCGAGTTCGAGGCGGCCAAGGAGACGCGGCGCACCAGTGGCTGGTGGGCCAGCAACAGCGGCCCCAACAGCGACCTGCGCCAGGCGTGGTACTGGCTGGTGAAGCGCCACCAGGATCTGGCCGATAACGACGCCTACGCCTCCAGGGCGATTGGTGTGATCGTCAACAACTGGATCGGCGATGGCATCATGAGCACCCCGCAGGGTGCGACCCGCCGATACAACCTGGCGTGGAAGCGCTGGGCGGATACGCCCGAGAGCGACTTTTACGGCATCCATGACTGGTACGGCAACCAAGCCGTGGGCGCCAGGACCACCGCCGTGCGTGGTGCAGTGCTGGTGCGCAAGCGGGTGAATCCTGAACTGTTTGAGCGCTACGGGATTGCGCCGCTCCAGGTGCAGATGCTGGAGCCCGACTGGCTGGACTTCAACAAGGACAACGGAATCGACATCCTGTTTGGCCAACAGTTCGACAGCAGCGGCCGGCTGCAGGGCTATTGGATCCGGGACAATCACCCGGGCGAATCAGTCCTGGCCACAGGCATCAGGGCCCAGAGCAGCTTCGTGCCGAAGGCCGAGATCAGCCTGCACTTTGACTCTCGCCGCGCCGGCCAGCGGATGGGCCTGCCGTTTGGCACCGCGGCGATCCTGACTCTGCGGGACATGGGCGACATCCGCGCCGCCCAGCAGATGAAGGACAAGATCGCCGCGTGCTTCTTTGGCGTCGTCACCGACATGGACGGCGAGCAAGACCCAAACAAAACCGGCATCGACTTCGACACTATCGAGCCCGGCGCAGTGGAGCACCTGCCCCCTGGCCGCGACTTCCGCGCCTTTAGTCCGCCGAGCTCCGGCGACTTTGTGAGCACGCACCGCGAGTACGCCCATGCAGTCGCCGCGGCCTATGAGATCACCTACGAGTCAATGACGGGCGATCTGTCAAACGTCAACTTTTCGAGCTTCCGTGGCGGGTGGTTGGAGTTCAGCCGCCGGATCGCCTACCTGCGCGGCAAGGTCAGTGTGCCCGGAATGCTCAACCCGGTCTGCCGCTGGCACGACGAGCTGGCGCGGATGGTGGGCCTGCTCAAAGGCCCGATGGAATGGACCCACACCCCGCCGCGGCGGGAAATGATCGATCCAACCCGCGAGATTCCGGCGCTGATCAGCGCGGTGCGGGCCGGGATCATGAGCCTGTCAGAGGTGCAGCGGTCGTTCGGCTATGTGCCCGAAGAGGTGATCGCCGAGCTCAGCGCCGACATGCAGCGCGCCAAGACAGCCGGCCTGACCCTGAGCGTGGACCCTGGCCTGGTGAGCGACAGCGGCGTGACCCAGGCGCGGCCGGTAGGGTCGGGCTTCATCAGCTCGGCGCCGGATCCGGGGAGTGATGCGGTGGATGGCGATCTAATTGCAGACCCTTTGCCTTCCCCCTTGGCGCCCTAGCACCTCACCCTCCGTAGCCTGAGTCCAGCGACTATCAGGCAATGACTCTTGGTGTGACGGTGAAAGCAGCAGCGGCTACGACGCCGGTGCTTCAGCTCTATGGCGACGTGGGATTTGACGTGCTGGCCGCCGATGTGGCCCGGGCCCTGGAGCAGGCCGGCGGCCGGGACGTGACCATCAACCTGTTCAGCTATGGCGGCGACGCCGGCGAGGGCCTGGCGATCCACGACATCCTCGCCCGCTACCAGGGCAAGAAAACCATTGTGATCGATGGAGTTGCAGCGTCCGCCGGCTCGATGGTGGCCATGGCTGGTGATCGGGTGGTGATGCCTGATAACGCCCTGATGATGATCCACAACTGCTGGAGCATGGCGGCCGGCGACGCTGAATCCCTGCGCACTTCGGCCAACCTGCTCGACACCTACAGCGCCAGCTACCGCCAGACCTACGCCCGCAAGTCTGGCGCAGCCGAGGCCCAGGTAGATGAGTGGATGGCGGCCGGCGCTGGTGCTGGCACCTGGTTCACCGCAGCTGCCGCGGTTGAAGCGGGCCTGGCCGATGAGGTTGTGGCCCCGGTTGATGTGCGCGCCAGCGTGCCGCGCCTGCCTGCTGATCGATTCACCAATGCCCCGGCCGCTCTGCTGAAGCCCTGGGCAGATGCAATCGGTAGCCTGAGCCTAGAGGAAAACCCCAATCCCTCCCTGAATCCAATGACTTCGCAATCTCAGGCCGGGGGCGCACCGGCCGCGACCACTGAGGTGCAGCCCGTGGCAGCCGCCGCGACTGAGGCTGTGACCGCCCAGGCTCAGGCTCCCCAGCCTGTGGCCGCCTCCACCGAATCCGCCACCGTTGCCGCCCTGCGCCGCGAGACCGACATCCGCCGTTGCGCCGCCTCGGCTGGCCTGGCCGCTGATGTGGTGCAGGCCATGGTTGACGGCGGCAAGCCGTTCACCGAAGTGGCGATGGAGATCGTCAACGCTCACGCTTCCGTAATCGAAAGCCGTGCCGGCGCCGCTGGCCACCCTGCACGCATCCAGGTCACCCGTGACGCTGGCGATTCGGTGATGGCTGGCATCGGTGAGATGCTGGAGGCCCGCATCAACCCCGGCGCCAAGATCGGCGACGCTGGCAAGGCCTACCGCGGCTACTCCCTGATGGAGTGTGTGCGGATCTTCGCCGAGAGCCGCGGCATCAACACCGCTGGCCGCTCCAAGAGCGACCTGGTGGCGATGGCCATGCACAGCACGTCGGACTTCCCGCTGCTGTTCAGCAACCTGGCCGGCAAGACCCTGACCGCCGCCTACGAAGAGGAGCCCCACACCTGGAAGCCCCTCGCCAAGCAGCGCAACCTGCCCGACTTCAAGCAGGCCAGCGATCTGGTGCTGGCTGCTGACCTTGCCCCTGAGCTTCTGCTTGAAGGTGGCGAATACAAGAAGGGCACCCTTCAGGAAGCCCAGGCCACCTGGAAGCTGGCCACCTACGCCCGCAAGGTGACCATCACCCGCCAGGCGATCATTAACGACGATCTGAGCGCCCTGGAGCGGACCCCCGAGTATCTGGGCCGCGGCTTCCGTCGCCTGGAATCCAACCTGGTGTGGGCCCTGATCACCAGCAACGCCACCGTCTCGGTTGACGGCGCTGCCCTGTTCGCCGCCGGCCACAACAACACCGGCACCGGCGCGATTGGCATCGCTGGCATGAACGCCGCGAAGAAGGCCATGCGCAAGCAAACGGACGTCTCGGGCGTGACGGTCAACCTGACCCCGGATTACCTGATCGTTCCCACCGATCTGGAAGCCACCGCCCTGCAGTTCCTGTACCCCACCGGCTACGCCCCTGCGGCGCTGACCGGAGCAGCCGGCCCCAACGTTTACGCCGGCGCGATGCAGCTGATCGTCGAGCCCCGCCTTGATGGTTCCGCCACCCAGTGGTACGCCGCTTCCGCCCCCAGCAAAGTGGAAGGCCTGGTGTACGGCTACCTGGCTGATGAGCCCGGCCCGACCATCACCCCCGTGCCCGAGCGGGATCCTGATGGTCTGACCCTGCTGGCCCGCTTCGACTTCGGCTGCGCAGTGAAGGACTACCGCTTCATCTACCGCTCGACCGGCGCCTGATCCTGACCTGGGCCGGTGATCCCGGCCCTTCATTCATCCAACCCCCGAGGTAACCCACCGTGAAAAACTCCATCCAAGAGGGCGAGGTTCTCGCTCTTGCCGCCCCCTATGCCGTCGCCTCCGGCGGTGGCGCCCTGATCGGCTCCATCTTTGGTGTCGCCGTCACCGCCCTGGCCAACGCCGAGGTTGGCAGCTTCGAGCTTGAAGGCGTGTTCACCCTGCCCAAGGCCACTGGCGCCGCCACCCTTGGCGCCAAGTGCTACTGGGACAACACCAACAAGAACGTCACCGCCACCTCGACCAGCAACACGCTGATCGGTGTGTTCGTGGCCGCCTACGCCTCGGGCGACGCAACCGCCAACGTCCGCCTCAACGGCTCCTTCTGATGGGCTGGGCCACCCTTTCGGCAGCAGCCAATCGGGTGGCCTTTGACCGCCTGGGCAGCGTCAGCGTTGTGGCTGGCGCTGTCACCGGGCAAGGCTTTCTCTCTCAAAACTCCGAGATCATCCTCGGCGGCGAGCTCACCATCATCGATTATTTGCTGACAGTCCCGACCAGTACCTTCGGCAGCCTGAGCTACGGCGACTCTGTGATCATCGATGGGGTCAACTACAAATGCGAAACCCAGCCGCAGCGCTTTGACGATGGCACGTTCTGTCGGGTGCCGTTGGTGAAGTCTGATCCTGATCAAGCCCCCGTGCTGATCCTGGACGGCGACTTCCTATGACCACCTACCAGTCCCAGTCCACCCGAGTCCGCCAGCTGTTCAGCACCCTGGCAGCCGTCACGGCAAGCAACCCGGTGCTGCTGGAGGGCGA